GAAGACGCTCGTCGTCGATACAGGGCAAACCCGGAAAAAGAACGTGAAAGGGTCCGTCGTTGGCAGAAAGCAAATCCTGAAAAGGTAATTGAAATACAGCGTCGCGTGCATATCAATAACCCAGGTAATGCGCGAGAAAGATGCCGCCGTCGCAGAGAGTGGCGTCGTGCTGCCCGTCGAGCTGCACTTCAGCCAATGACCCGTCAGCAGATTGACGCCCGCTTTGCTCTATGGCGCAATCGCTGCGCATTCTGTGGTGTGGCCGCCAGCGACCCTCGCAATCATGGGCGCCAACGCCTCACCGTAGAACATGCGATGGCACTGACCAATGGTGGGATTGACGAGGCGAGCAACATCTTGCCGGCTTGCACGGCTTGCAACTCCAGCAAATGCAACTCACTTATTGGGGACTGGTATCGCCGGCAGCCATTCTTCACACCTGCCCGCTGGGCCAAGATACAGAAGCACTGCCCTGCCGCTGTGGTCGGCCAGCTGCCACTGGCGCTGGCGGCATAGCTGTGCCTAACAATCCGTAACCTGAGATTAGCGACTGTCAAACATTGGACCTAGCGAAGTTGAAAGGCACTCAACGGCGTGAGCTGCCGATGGGTTTACAAATCGAGGAAAAGACTGACGAAACGTTGACGTTTTCGTTCAGCTCCGAGGCACCGGTTGAGCGGTGGTTCGGCCGTGAGATCCTGCTGCATGAGCCAGAGGCGATGGACCTAAGCCGGATGAATGACGGTGCGCCTTGGCTCTGGAACCACAACAGAGACGTGGTTCTGGGCGTGGTGGAGAAAGGCTGGCTTGGCGATGATCGTCGGCTGTATTCCACCGTCCGCTGGAGCCCGAACACCACCGAACGTGGAACGGAAGAATACAAGCGGCGCCAGGACGTAGAAGCCGGCATCGTCCGTAATGTCAGCTTTGCGTATGAGATCAATGATCTTGAGGAACGAGCTGATGGGTTTTATGTGACCAACTGGAACGTGCTGGAGGTGAGCAGCGTCAGCGTGCCAGCGGATCAGACCGTGGGGTTAGGCCGCGCGATGGATGAACCAGCTGCTGAACCTGAAGCTGCAGAACCCGAAGCATCAGCGAGTGTTGCAGCCAAAGAGCTAATCGTGTCGGTTGATATGGACGCGATCAAATCAGCGATTGATGAATCGCTCCATAGTATGAAACTGCAGACCGCCGAGCGGACTGATTCACCTGATGAAAAGCCAATGACCACCGAAATCAACGTGGCGGAGGTGCAACAGGACGCTCGGAGGGCCGAGCGTGAGCGTGTTGCCACCATCCGCGGCATGTGCGAACAGTTCAACCTGTCCGAGCTTGCCGAGAAGCTCATTAACGATGACGCCAGCATTGATGCTGCGCGTGCTGTCGTGATGGAGCAGATCGGGATGCGTAAGGTCGAGTACCAGGGCCGCGTGCATGATGCAGGCGCTGCTGAGATCGGCCTGAGCAAGCGCGAGAAGCAGAACTACAGCTTCCTGCGTGTTGCGCAGTACCTGGCTGATCCGAACCCGCGCACGGCTGAGGCAGCTGCATTTGAGCTGGATGTAGCCCGTGCTGCACAGGCCAAGCACAGCCGTTCGGCAAATGGTGTGCTGATCCCCTGGGAGGTGCTCGGTGCAAACCGTGCTGCTGAAACCCCTGGGCAGGTGGTCGGCACCTTCGGCGATGGTGGTGCACTGGTTGGTACGAATCGGCTTGATGCGCAGTTCATTGATCTGATCCGCAACCGTTCGGCATTTCTGAACAGCGGCCTGACGATGCTATCGGGTCTTGAGGGCAACGTTGAGATCCCCAAGAAGCTGACCAGCTCCAGCTACTACTTCGTGGGTGAGAACACGGATGTCACCAACTCGAAGCTGACCTTCGGGCTGGTGAACATGATCCCGCGGACGATTGGCGTGCGGGTACCGATCAGCCGGCGGATGATGATCCAGTCAAGCCCTGACATCGAGAATCTGGTGCGGCTTGATATGGCGGAATCGGTGGCGCTTGGGATGGATTACACCATCGGCTACGGCACCGGCTCCAACGGCCAGCCGCTTGGGATTATCAACACCACCGGCATCGGTTCGGTGACGTTCGGCGGTGGCACGACGAAGGATTTCCCGGCCAGCCTTGGCGGTGGATCTTCGATCAACTGCGGCGACTGGGCTGATTACGTGGATCTGGAAACCGAGCTGGCGATCGACAACCTGGATGCCGGCACCATGCGTTATGTCGGCAACAGCGTGGTGAAAGGTGCCCTGAAGCAGACATTACGTGCTTCTGCTGCTGGGTCGGATTACATCATGCGTGATGACGGCACTGTGAACGGCTATCAGTTTGTGGTATCCAATCAGATGCAACAGAACGATGTGCTGTTTGGCAACTATGCTGATTGTGTCGTCGGGATGTGGTCTGGCCTTGATGTGGTCGTAGATCCCTACACCCAGAGTGCAAGCGGCCAAGTGATTCTGACCGTACATCAAGACTTTGATGTAGCGGTACGTCGCGCTCAGAGCTTCGCGCTGGGCACCTGATCATGAGGTTGCAGGTTCTTAAGAACTGCAGAGCGGATGGCCGTCACTTCTCGATTGGTGAAGTGACGGACCTACCGGATGGTATCGCCAATGAGTTATTGGCGATGGGTATGGCGTCACTAGCGCCAGAACCTGAACCAGCGCCAGTGATTGAACCCAAGCCACGGCGCAAGACTTCCACCACATCCCTGAAGGAGGGTTAATCCATGGCTATTCAACAACGGAGTCTGGAGCAACTCCAGTCTTATCTGATTCTGGCTCCAACGACCGTCAGCACCAACAACAACACTACTGCAGTGGATGTGAGCGGTGTTGATGGCGACCTGCTGCTGCTGCTGTATGCAGCGGCTGGCGGTGCTGATCAAAGTATTAAGGTGAAGGTGCAATCTGGCAATGCGTCTAATGGCAGCGATGCTGAGGATGTGCCTGGTGGTGCGTTTACTGACCTTGGCAATACCGCTGGGCTGCAGAAGCTGGCGATTGCTCGTGAGCAGGTTGGTAAGTACGTGCGGCTGGCGTTTACCGATAAATCAGCCAGCTTCTCGGCCAGCGTGAATGTGATGGCTGTTGGTGCTGCGCGTTACGCAAGCTGACGATGATCCAGGAGATCGCTGATGATTTCCTGCTGAACGACTTCGGCTCCAGCGTTACTGCTGGGGCCGTTGTTGGTATGGGGATTATGGATCGCCAGAGTCAGGTGATCATGGGCGATCAGGTGGTGACAGTTGATTATGCGTTAACGGTACGAAGTGATCTGTTTAGCTGGCTTGGCTATAACGATCAGATTGTGTACGAGAATGAAGTGTATCGGCTAAGGCATGAACCGCTGAAGCTGGCCGATGGTCGATATAGTGTATTGGTACTTGAGAAAGCTGTGGACCAGCAAGTCACTGTTGTTCTTGATGGTGACTGGCTATGACGTTTCTAAATTATCCAACAAGGATCAAGACATTATATGCAACATCAGCAGCGCTAACGAGTGCTAATCCGGTGTTGCTTGAAGGTGAGTTAGCGACCGAGAAGGATACGGGCAAGGAAAAGATTGGTGATGGCGTTACTGCGTATAACAGCTTGCCATATAAACCAAGTGCTCAAGCTGGTGCTGCATATGTCCACAGCCAGCCGAGTGCAGCGGCGACCTGGACTATTGCTCATAATTTAGGTTTCAAGCCTTCGGTTGAGCTGCTGAACTCTGGCAGCCAAGAGATCGAAGGTGATGTGGTGCATACTAGCCAGAATGTAACTGTGGTGAACTTCACAACCCCTATTGCCGGCTTTGCACGGTTGAACTGACATGGCACGATCCATTCTTACTGACTTCGATTTTGGGTCAGTTTCCAAGATCCTGAACCTGCCGACACCGGCCAGCTCAAGTGAACCGGCGACAAAGGGTTACGTCGATTCAGCGGTTGAAGGTCTGGCGTGGAAAGATTCGGTGCGGGTCAGCACCCAAGGCAACATTGATCTGAGCGCGCCTGGCGCAACGATTGATGGCGTCACGATGAGCAGTGGTGATCGTGTGCTGGTGCGGTCGCAGACGACCCAGAGTCAAAACGGAATCTATGTGTGGAATGGCGCCAGCACCGCCGCTACGCGGTCTCTGGATGCGAGCACGTTTGCTGAGCTGGAACAGGCGGTCGTTACTGTCGAGGAGGGCACTGATGCCGGTGCGACGTTCCGTCAGACGCAGGTAAACGGGACGATTGATTCCAGTGATGTCATCTTCAGCAGCTTTGGAACTACAGCACCGAGCGCTAGTGAGAGCACGGCGGGCATCGCTGAGCTTGCCACGCAGGCTGAGACTGATGCCGGCACCGATGATGCGCGGATCGTCACTCCGCTGAAGTTAAAGACCTGGAGCAGCGCCCCGAAGCGCTATGCGGCGGCCTTTGGTGATGGCAGCGCCACCAGCTACACGATCACGCATAATCTGGCCAGCCGGGATCTGACGGTGGCTGTATACCGCAACTCGGGGAACTATGACGAGGTGGAGTGCGATGTGGAGCACACCACCACCAACACGGTGACGCTGAAGTTTAGTTCGGCTCCTACGTCAAACCAGTTCCGCGTCGTGGTACTTGGCTGATGGCAAAGAAGTTCCTGAGTGGAATTGATCTTAATGGCCAGCTAGCTACCTCAATTGGTGCGAACGTAAGCACTGAAAGGTTGCTCGGCAGGAGTAGTGCAGGGACCGGAGCGATTGAAGAAATCTCAATCGGCTCTGGTCTTAGCCTGAGCGCCGGCACGTTGTCGTCTACTGCTGGCGGCGCACCTGGCGGCAGTACAACGCAAATTCAATACAACAATGCCGGTAGCTTTGGTGGTCTCAGCACGCTAACGACTGATGGTACAGATATTACGCTAAGCGGTAGGTTTATCAGCAGCTTGAATGGTGCTGTTTCTGCACCACCAGGTAGCTTCACTGGCACGTGGTTTACAGGCGGCGATGCTACTACGACCAAGCCTCAGGTGCTGATCGAACCATCAGGCACTACTTCTACTGCGTGGAGCACCAACGGTACGGGGCTTGGTGTTAATGCAGCTAGTGGGTTTACGGGGAACTTGCTAGATTTGCAGGTGGATGGGACGACTAGGTTTTCTGTAGATAGCACAAGCTCTATTGCTTATGTTGAAACTATCAGGCGATCACGCGCTGCTCCAAGTGGCTCAGTAAATGTTGGCGGTGTAGCTCTATCGCCTTTCCTATGCGGTTTACAAGGTACCGCAGAATTTGGCATTGCATCTGGCGGAAACCCAACAACTCCAGATACAAAGCTAGGGAGAGATGCTGCGGGCATCTTCGCCCAACGTAACGACACCAACGCCCAAACCTTCCGCTGCTACGGCACCTTCACCGACGCCAGCAACTACGTCCGCGCTGCGCTGTCTAGCACCAGCACTGATGTCACGCTTGCCGCCGAGACCGCTGGCACTGGCGCTGATGACGTCCCGCTGAATCTGACTGCTGCTGGCGCCGGCACTGTCAAGATGAATAGCGTAGCCGAGGTGGTGGCATCAAGCACTGTTGCCAATCTTCCAGCCACTCCTGCGGTTGGGATGCTCACCCGCGTCACTGATGCCACTACCCCTACGGTTGGATCTACTGTGGTTGGCGGTGGCTCTACCGCTGCTCTTGTTTGGTACAACGGCTCTAATTGGGTTGTTGTTGGTGGAGTAGGAGGCAGTGGTGTCACCGATGGCGACAAAGGAGACATCACTGTTTCTTCCAGCGGAGCCTCGTGGATCATTGATAATGATGCCGTCACTTTTGCTAAGATACAAAACATCACTAGCGCTAGACTTCTAGGGCGCAGCACTGCTGGCAGTGGCGATGCTGAAGAAATCTCAATTGGCACCGGTCTTAGTCTTAGCGCCGGCACGCTGTCGGCTACTGGTGGCGGAGGTTCCGTTGGCGTTGACCCCGTAATTGCAGGGATGATTTTCTGATGACTGCTCCAAACCTTAAAAGCCCAACCAAGATTACGGGCAAGACCGCACGCTATGCCGTAACGGGATCCTTGGCCAATGCATTGGCAAATTCCGCTGCTAGCGGCAAAGTATTTAAGATCAACTCAATCTTCTGCTCTAATGTGGATGGCACAAATGCCGCAGACATTAGCGTGAGCATTTACAACGGTACGACGGACTACTACCTGACCAAGACGCTCGCTGTTCCTGCTGATGCCACGCAAATCATCAGCAGCAAAGACACCTACTTCTACCTTGAGGAAGGCGACTCAATTCGTGCCTTAGCAAGCGCCGCTAGTGACCTTGAGCTGGTGATTGGCTACGAGGAGATTGAATAATGATTGGACTGAATGGCGGCTTAATTGGTGCGCGACGTAGCACATCAATTCTGGCGTCCAACGCAGGCGTATGGTCTCCATTGGAGCAACTCAAGAACTGCCGCAATGGTTTATGGCCGGGAAGAGTGGTAACCAACAACTTGGTGTTGTACATCGATAGCGCGAGCACGGCCTGTTACCCAGGCTCTGGCACTGCCATCACAGACCTTAGCGGCAATAGTAACAACCTGACTGGCACTTCTACGTTAGGATTTAACTACGAAAACCTAGGCAGTTTCTTTTTTGACGGCAGTACAAGCTGGGCGACGGCTGCAAGCAATGCGTTCTTGCCGAACAATCTCTTCGCTGATAACGGCGGTTCGTGGACAGTTTCCTGTTGGTTTAAGTTTCCAGCAGTGCCATTTGGCACAAAGACTGCCAATGAAAGCTGGATGATTGTTGGACGTGGTGGGGGTATTGGTACTGCCGCCACTTTTGGACTTTTTGTTGGCTCCGAAACAGATACAACATATGGAAGCTATGCCCCATTCAAGCTGGCAAGTGTAGTTCGAGGAGTTGTGACTGTTATTTCTTCTGGCTCGGTAAATACTGACACCTGGAACTATGCTGCGTTGACGTGGGACGGATCGTCAGGCTCCATCTATTTTAATGATGCCAGTGCAATTAACATGAATGTCGGCACCGCAAATCTGCAAGCAACGTCTACATTTGTTGTTGGCGGCGGTGGCGGTACGCCTGCAGCAGGTCACGCATATTCTGGTAACATTGCCCAAGTGGCCGTATACAGCAGCGCATTATCGGCTGCTGATGTTGAGCATAACTACAAGGCCTTAAGGGGTCGATTTGTTAGTTAGTCAAGGAGGAAACTAGGATCATGATGTTACTAGGGTTTAATGGCGGCAGGCTTGGAAAGAACAACGACCCACTCCCAGGCAGTGCCACTGGAGTGTGGACGCTTAATGAGCAAATAAATATCAGGCGTCAAGGGCTCTGGCCTGTTGCGGGCGATCCATTCTTCTCCAATGTCTCATTATTGCTTCATTGTGACGGCACCAATGGCAGTACGACAATTGTCGATAGCAGCGGTTCACCTAAGACTGTAACAGCCGTTGGCAATGCGCAGATCAGCACGGCGCAGAGCAAGTTTGGCGGGGCGAGTTTGCTGTTCGATGGAAATGGCGACGCAGCTACCATTCCAAATACAAACAATGCGTTCACTTTTAGCACAAACACCTACACCTTTGAATGCTTTATTCGTCCTGTCGCATTGTCTTCATTTAAGATACTCTTGGACGTATCTGCGACGGCTGGAAACTTCTTCGGCACTCTCTATTTAGCCCACAATGGAACTACGCTTGTGTGGGGAACCAGACCTAACACTGGATCTCAATATGCCTATGTTGAAGCCACTGGTGGTACGTTAACGACAAACACATGGCAGCATGTCGCTCTTAGTGTAAATGCTGGGGCTGCTAAAGCATTTATCAATGGCGTCGCGGTTGGTTCCCCAATCACGTTTTCAACACCTGCATATACGCCGGTTGGTTTTGGCGTTGGCCAATTTTCCAACTTGTTAAGCGCTGAGTATTCGTTTAATGGTTACATAGATGAAGTTCGCATAACAAATGGCGTCGCTCGATACACGGCTAATTTTACCGCGCCTACTGCACCATTCCCGGGGCAATAACTAGTCATGCTGTACTCCTTCAACAATGATCGCCCAGCGCCGTTGCCTTTTCGCATTCGGATGCCGAACGGTTTTACGCGCACTGATCCCTCCTCCTTTTCCGAGGAAGAAATCAGCGCTGCTGGCTTCACCGGGCCTTATGTCGAACCTGCCTATGATCCAGCCACTCAATACCTGGCCTGGGTGGATGGCACCTACGTCATCGAACCACTACCACCACCGCCACCGACGCCGGACTGGCTGAGCTTCAAGACCGCCATGCTCTCCAGCCCGGAGGTGAATGCCGCGATGGGACAAGCAACACCCTTGGCTCCACTTGCTGTATTCAGCCTTCCCGCTGCGCTCAATGCCGCTGTGGCTGGCGATAGCAGCGACTTCAGTATCACTTGGACCACTTTGCGCGAGGCCGGCCTCATCCCCCAACCGGTGCTGGATGCCGTTGCGGCAACGGCAGTGGCGTGTGACTTGCCAGGGGAGTTCATCCAAGTGCTCGGGGGGACGCTATGAACCGCAGCCTGGAGATGTATGCCGCTGGTGTCGCCCTGCTCGTGACGCTCATCGGTGGCACGGTCACCATCGAAAACCGCTACGCAAAGGCCGCCGATGTGGAAACAAAGCTCAACCAGCTCTACGCTAAACAGCTGAAGACCCGAATCCTGGAACTGCAACTCAAGCCGCCACCGCAGACCGCTGCTGATCGCGCCATGTTGTTGCACCTGCAGCAGGAACTGAAGGAGGTAACCGAGCCATGAGCACACCAGCGAGCATCCGCGAGCAGATCCTGAACCGGATCGCTACCGTCACCCTGCCTGGCACTGTGCAGGTCGGCAATAGGATCTACCGCTCCAGAACACAGGCCTACAGCCGCAGCGAAGCACCAGCGATCAGTATCAGCCCTGGTGAGGACAACCCAATCAACGCACCACGCACCATCGGTGCCAGCCTTGGCAAGCTGGATCAGGTGCTGCCGGTACTGATCGAGATCTATGTACGCGGTGATGTACCAGATCAGTTAGCGGATCCCATCGGTGTTGATGTGCACGCCAAGATGATGGCTGATCGCACGATGGGTGGGTTAGCTCATGATGTGCAGCCTGATGGCTGGCGGCCTGAATATGAGCAAGCGGACCTTACCGCTGGATGGATTGGTCATAAGTTTCTGATTCGGTATCGCACGCGTGATGATGCGATCAATGCCCAGCCTTGATGTCCATAGGCTGATGGTGTGGATGCTCAACACACAATGCCCGAGCAGTATGAACACCACGGCCAGAGTGGCGAATACGTGATGTTGCCATCGGGTGAGGTGGTGCCTGCTGCTGAATACAAAAAGCCGTCTGAGCCCACCAAGCCCGTTAAACCCGCACCAAAGGCCCAGGACTGATGGCACTGCTGATCCGCAACAGTTTCCTGCTGGCGAAAGCCGAAACCACCTACGGCACGTTGGGTAGCTCCATCGCCGCTACCGATGCGGTGAAGATCGTGAGCATGGAGGTGAACCCGATCACAGGTGAGCGTGTACAGCGCAATGTGATCAAAGGATTCCTTGGTGCTGATCGGCAGCCGCTGACAAATGAACACGTGGCGGTGACGATCACGTTTGAATGGGGTGGATCTGGTGTTGCTGCTACGGCACCGCGGTTCTCGCCGCTGCTGCTGGCATCGGGCATGAACCTGACCAGCTCAGCCGAGATCACAGGTACTGCCCAGGCTGGTGGTGCTAACACCATTACGCTTGCTGCTGGTGCCAGTGCTGTCACTGACGTCTATGTTGGCTATCCCATCATCATTACCAGCGGCACTGGTCAAGATCACGCTGGTGTGATTACTGCCTACAACGGTTCCACCAAGGTCGCCACTGTGGTGCCGTCTACAGCGACGTTCGT